TAAGAATGATCCTGAATAGCAGCTTCTTTATTGGCTTCGTTTAGGGTCTCATCTTGGGTTGCCGTGGGGCAAGAGATTTCAACTTCCTGTTCTTCATACTGTTCTTCCGTAGTAGGCAGATCATTTTCGATAATGACTGTGATCGTAGGCATACTCATTAGTTACATCTCCATCTTTTTCTGGCTGCACAGATTCTTTTCTTAGGGGTTTTTGAGCAGTCAATGTTGTGCATTTTCTTCTGACCCTCAGATCTTGCGCAGTAGCTTTTTCTTCGTTTTGCCCGTGATCCACTGGGTTTCTTTTCAGTCACCGCAGTTTTAAGTTTAGACCCGGGGTTGGCACGGCGGTACTTTGCCACGCCCTTTTTTGTCAGACCCGCACCTTTGGAAGTGGGTAGTTTTTCCCCACGTTTAACTGAAAGGCTGGGCATTTTTGCCATTAGCCTACCAGAATTGTTGCATGAGCGGAGGTGGGCATCTCTACGTAGAGACCACCATTAAAACGGACACCATGGTCGGCAATATAAATGTCGTTCACATCATTGTTTTTTGCACCAAGAACTAGAACAATATTACCAGTGGTGCTGGCCCCTTCTCTCAGAATAACCTTGGCTATATCTCCGGTTCCACCATGCCCGATAAAGTTAACACCATGAAGGCGTCCACCAGCATTGGTCAGAGTTGTTGAAGCGGAAACAAAATAAGCCTTTACATTTGTTGACATGATTAATTAATCCTTTGTTCCCCTGAGTATAAACAGAAAAAGGGGGAACTCCAACTGGAATTCCCCCTAATCTTAGTGTACGAGATTTAACAAGGGTTTATTAGACGCCCTTGTTGCCTCGCCACTGACGCCAGTCACTCCAGCCAAAGCTGTAACGCTCACGGGCCTTGAAGCGAAGGTTACCGGTGTCAAAGTCTGGCTCCATCTTCGTGGCAAGAGGTGCTCGCATGAACATCTTTGTACCATTGGGACAGTCGTTCCGTAGGAACCATGCGTCTGCGTCGGTGAAACGACGGTTGACATAGTAGCCGTTAGGAATGAGGCCCAGATTACGAACGGCGTTGATGTCGTTCAAATCTGTGTTGGACCGACCCGGAGAAGCAAGGATTCGATCTGCATCGAACTGGCCATCCGGGGCCACGTGGAGTGAGACTGGGGAAGCACCGATGAAGATACCACGATCATCCTTGATCTTATGAGTGTTGATGATTGCGGTTTCGAGGGTGCCTTCTGATAGATCAGCGGCAGTCTCTAGGTTTGACTGATTGCCATCGCCGACAGTGGGATGGGCGGCTGAGAACAGCACGACACCATCACCACCGACATAGCCAGCAGTGAAACCGTTGTTGTACACGTTAGCGGCCTTGACCTGCTTGGTCTGAGCCATTGCCCGGGCCAAGGCACGAGCCCTGACCTTTGCGAACGTGTCATAGAGATTGTCTTCCATTGCTTCTTCCGTGACGGCGAAAGCAAGGGCAACAGTCTCAGCGGTGTAGCGGGAAGTCCATGATTCCTGAGCGGTATCATAAACAACTGCTGCACCTTCAGCTTTAGTTGGGGCTGCGCCAAAGCCAGTCATAAGCACTTCTTCCTCGAATGCACGATCAGAGTTTTCCATGTCGAATAGAGGACGATCCTCTTCATCAACGGCTGCATACTCTAGGCCGAAAATTGCATTCAGGCCGGGAAGTAGTTGCTTGGCGATATCCGCACGATTAATAGCCATGTTCTATACCTCCCTTAGCTTTGTGCTGCTGAAGTGTACGAATCGACATGCTGGACGAGACGGACTTCAACTTTTGGATTCGCATCGCCAAAGGCGTTATCGGGGACATTAGAAAGCCCGATTACCTGTAGCATTGCAGAAGCAGTAGCACGGCCAGCAACCTTTAGACCAAAGCCAGAACGGCCAGTCATGGTTGAGCCCGCACCTAGTGTGACGGTGTAGTTAATACCCACATCACCAAGGGAGACAGTGGCGTCAGCCTGAATGAGATAGGTAGTTGCAGGATCGTCATTGACGATTGCAAAAGGGGTTCCGTCAACAGACGATGTACTGGCTGGCCAGTAACGACCGAAAATCGGCTGCCTGCTAACGGGATCGACGTATTCGCAACCTTGGAAGGTTCCGAGAACGTGATCAGTAGTCGTGGTGATGACCTCAACAGTCCCTGATGAGCCTAGCTTTACGACATCTCCTGAGAAGATGCTTGAACCGAAAGCGTTGGCGATACGATAGCGGGTGGTGCCACCTGAGTTGGCACCCGAGCCTCGCATTCTAGCAGGGACTAGGCCATTTAAACCTTTATTCAAAGCCATTAAATTTCCTCCTTGATAGCTCTGAGTGGCAGTGTCTTACCCATCGAAATGAGCGGACCTGCCTGTCCTTGCCCTTGATTTGCTTGCATTAGTAATAGGAGCCCGTGAATCGTTATCTCGCATGAGGTTGTTATTCACAGCTTCGTTGAGCATTCTTGTACGTTCGTTGGCTCTAAAAATTCGGTCTTCTCTCAGCTCGTGGGGCATTTTTGCAAGGGCTACATCCCCACGAATAATACAACCAGAAAGACGACCGTGATCAAGACCTTTGAAATTACGAGCCATATCAGGACATTCTTCTTCCGTCACAAATTCCCAACCTTCGTTAAGGCGGACACCGATGTTCTTGGTGTCCTCTTCGCCTCTGACTGAAATCCGGACCCATTTTAGGGCAAAGCCTTTGTCATCAAACGTGTTGATCACATGCTCCGGGATGTCTAGCCAGTTGGGACGCTCTTTTGTATGTAGACGTGAATCCCTGTCTCGCTCGCTATCGGTTCTTGATTTCTTTTCTACTACTCGTGCCATGTTGTGTCTCTCCCACGCTATCCGTTAATTAAGGTATAGTCACCGGCAGATCGCTCTGCTTTCTTCTTTTCGGCTGCATACCTTTCAAGAGTAAGGCCCCATTTCTTGGCAAGACTAACATCAGCTTGTGTGAGTTTTACCTTATTTGAGGTTGCCTGTCTGCGTGATTGACCGGCTACTACTTGGGTGTTATTTTTTACGTCCCCACCACCGGGACGAAGCCTTGCGGGAAGCTCTGTTGACAATCTCTTGTCCAGCTCCTCATAAAAGTCGTCATCTCTTGGATCAAAGCCTTCTTCTTTCAAAGACTGATCCATGGCCAAGGCGATGGTTGTACCGATCTTGTCCTTGCCAAACCATTCGTTCTTCTCTGCCCATTCAACTGCACCCTCGTCAAACTTCTGCGGCTGGGCACGCTGAGGTGTTGCCTGAGACTGTGAGACAGTTGGTAGTTCCTGTGTACCACGGCTCTGATTCATCAGAACAGCGTACTCAAGCATCTTGAGTTCAGCCTGAGCTTCTGATAGATCAGACTGCGACTTTACAAGAGTGTCCTTGTCTCCGTCGTCAAAGGCCCGGGAGAAAGATGCTTTTGCCGTTTCTACACGGCGCTGGATCTCTTCCTTCTTTGAATCAACGGACTGTCTCTGATAATCAGTGATGTTCTTGTCCTTGTCGGACAAAGCGTTTTCAAGATACCTAATCTTATCCAAGGCAAGCGTGATCTGTTCATCACGTTCTTTTCGCTGTGCCACCAGTTTTCTGATTCTTTTCTCAGCACCCTTGGTGTTGATGCCCTGTAGTTCTTCGGGCTCCTGTGATTTCTTTTCGTCGGTGCTCTGTTCTTCTTGCACAATCTCAAGATCAACCTGAGATTCTGGGGCGGCAACAGTATCACCCTCGCTATCTTCGAATTCAATTACAGGGGGGGCTTCTTTCTTATTGTCGGGGCTGGTGTTGATGGTTGACCAACCGTCTTCGTTTTCTTCGGACATTTTTATCTTTTCTCCTGTGACCTTGGGGTCACCGTTGGGGGCGAATCAATCGAATTACGCCTTTGTGTCTCTGGGTACTTAGTTAGATAGATTAAACATTGGGTCAAGACTAGAAGGATCTTCTACCACCATGGTGATTTCATCATCATAGCAGATAATTAGTCTGACACCCTTGTATAAGAACTTAGCACCTGTGTGCTTACCGTAGCAAACATAGTCCCCGGGTTTACACCATGCTCCCTTTGGGAACTTGTCCTTGTCTTCATAAGCCAAGTCTCCAACGGAGAGAACACGGCCCACCGTTGACAGGTACTTCATGTCATCCTTGGCCTTGTCAGGGAGAATGATGCCACCCTTTGTCTTTGCCCTGATCGGCACAGGGCGGATCAGGAGACGGTAGCCGGGGATCTTTGGGAGTGGTTCTGGATCTGGAATAGTTGACTCTGAGAGCCAGTCATCATTTAACATGGATCGGCTTAGTTCTGGTTCAAACATGGTGGTTAAAAATCGTCCTCGTCGTTTTGGTAGGTGAGTCTTCTCTCAATATCAGAACACTTTGAAATGACCAACTCTAAGCCGTGGATCATTCCTACCATGCGCTGATACTCTGCATAAGTTTCGCAAACACCTTTGGATAGACTCGACTGGATACCATCAATTTCCTGCCGAATCTCGGATTTTAGGTCTTCAAACAGTTTCGATTACTTTCTTCGGCTGGCCTTTGCCGTGTACGAGGAAAGATTTGCCATGGTTGGCGTCACGTTTGTGTTGTAATCACTGGAAGGATCACCACGTAAAACGGCAACATGTGCTCGCTCCGTCCACTCTGAAGATGGAAGGGTGGACCAATCCTGACTCGGTGCCAGTTTACCGGGACCCTTACTCATTTTGCCTTTCATAATACCTATTATCCTTTTGTCGTTTTCCGCTCGACTTGGTAAAGACGGCGGATCATTTTTTTGGCGTTATCAACAGAAGAAGCCTTGGCATGTTTCTTCCATTTACCGCCTACTTTCTTTTGTACCACATTTCCTACATTACGCCAAGGCATCTATGTTACTCTACTGGTACGTCGCCGTAAGGGGTGCCATTTGATCGTAGGTCTGCGGATAACGTTTCAGTTTTATCATCTGAGTACCATGTTTGCAAAAGTGTGCCGTCTGCTTTGTAGATGTTATAAATTGTTCCTGTTCGGTTCCCATCTTCCATTCTTCCTAAGGTTTCGATCCTGTCTGCTTGGTCTTGTTCCGGTGCAACCATGTTATATGCGATAAGCCGTCTCTTTAGTAGACCTCGTGGTTGTGATGGCGTACCATCCGGTTTGGTCATCAGGAAATTTTCTGGCTGTGTTAAATTGATGAGATCCTCTTGTACTTCCGGACCATAGTCTTCAGGCCCGACTTTTTCTGACGCATCCAAAAATGTTTTTACGTCGTTCCATTCCATTGTGCCCGGTCCGCCATTGTACATAAGATCCAGCATCGCTGAACGAGCCTCTGGACTATATGATTCAAACTTATCATCACCATGTTTGTTATTAAAAATTTCAGAGCCGTCATCATAAAACTGACGGGCAACAGCCGCTGCAAAAGCGTACTGATCATAGTCGAAGTCTGCTAACGCTAGTCCATTTTTAGTGGCACCGGAGATATCACTTTGCTCCTCATCAATGTTGCCATTGGCATCCTTGACAATCGTAACACTGCCCTTATCAGGAACAACACCGTAACCTAGAGTGAATATCCCTTTATCATCGAAATGAGGCTTAAAACCTTCTCGTCCACCTACTTCTGCTGTGAACATATTTACTGCCAATATTCCGGGCCGATTGTCGCCTCTATCAGGAGCATATTGAGGAGATCCAGTCTCACTTAATGTTTTTGTTAACGTCGTAGGCGTGGGTTCTGATACTTCTGTCGGACTCTGGGATGCCGTGGGCTTTACTTCTGGTAGACTCTGCACAGCCTCGAACATGCTTGCATCGGTGGGAGACAGGGGCTTTACTTCTGGTAGACTCTGCATAGCCTCGAACATGCTTGCGTCGGTGGGAGACAGGGGCTTTACTTCTGGTAGACTCTGCACAGCCTCGAACATGTTGTTTCGCTGTGCTGCTGCTGCTTCTGCCGAGGCCCGGGCTTCGTCGGGGTAAATATCAGAGCCAGTACCTAGCTGTTCAGGATCGTAGCTATTGACCAAGGCAATGACATCGTCAAAGTTTACCATGCCTCCGGGTTCATATCCTTTGATTTCTGCGGCTCCGCCTTTGGCAAATCCTTTGGTCTCTGCTTTGTTAATGTCTCGCATCTTGCCAAGTCCTTCCAAGAGGAATTTCTGGAGCATGATGTCCTTTTTGTTATCGGCTTCCTTGTTTCGGATTGTGTTGACACCGATGTCTTTTGCTGCGTCGATGTCCTGACCACGGCGGCGGATGTCGAGTTCCTGTTTCTTCAGGGAGAGGTCGGCCATCTCTTTGGCGTTGTCCTGATCTAAGCTCTTTTCCTTTAGCTCAAGACTTCTGGACTCTAGGGCTAATTGCTGCTGTTCCAGACTCTGGTACTGACCGAGCTGCTGGTTAGCGTTCAGGATCTGTTGTGCGGCCTCGGCCATGATCTCGGGCATGACATCTGGGTTTTGCTGGGCGGCACCGGCTTCATTCATGAGACCGCTCATGGTCTCCTGATATTGCATCATCATGTGATCCCTGATGGCGGCTTGTAGGATCGGACCGATGCTTTGAAGAATCTTGTTCTGGCCGAGGCTGGGGTCTTGCATGAATGCTGTGAAGACTTGGATGTATGCCTGATGATCCTGACCGGGAAAAGCAGAGATCGGGAGACCCTTTGATGCCGCCAGAATATCAGAGACAGGATCTTGTTCCTGAGGTTGCTTTTCGGCGGATAGGAAACGTGATGGTTCCCGTACACCGGCGGCTGTGAGCAAGGACCTGTGTACTTCTCGCATGTCATAGGTGCCGGGGGCTGACTGTGCTGAAATCTGGAGAAGTAGCTGGGCCTGTGCCAGACGATGAGCCTGTGAGGGAATGTTAGGGTCAGAGACCGGGATGATATCGACACGTCCGTCGAAGTCAGCACGGGTGACAGGGAGTTCACGGCCCGGAATAGGGATCATCATCTGCTCATCTGGGAGGAACTCGTAGTTTAACCGGGCCAGAATTCTTAGTTCGTCTTTTTGACTCTTGTGTAGGCGCTTGTGGATGGCCGAGAAGAGCTTTGCTGAAGCCTCGATCAGGGCCAAGGTCGTTCCCACGGGGCCGTAGTTCGATGCGTCAGATACCACAGCGTCCGTGGAGTCTGCGAATTTTTGACCGGCTTGCGTGATAAAGCCAAGAAGCTGGAACAGGGTCTGGGAAGGCTCCTTGTATGGGAGTGGGACAATGGCCTTGTTCAGGTCCATGCCCGTTGCTTCGACTTCCTTGAATTCGCCGGGGGCGATGGGGTCATCACCGCCGACAATCCTGATGCCACGGGCCTTGAAGCCGCCGGGTAGATTGGCGAACTGGCCAGCATCTAGGAGGGAACGCATTGCCAGAGTGGCAGACATGGTCATGTTCCCGAGGAAATGGATCAGGCCGAGACCGTAGAAGCCGAAGCCGGGGACGTATTTGTAGTGAGTGAAGTACATCTTCTTCTCACGGGTGGGATCGTTTTCGTTCCAGTTGCGTCGGATGCCGAGGACCTGACCAGAGTCTTTCTCGATGGTGACAATATAAGGTGATGGGAATTCGTCATCGTCGAGTTCGAGGTACAGATGCTGTTCTAGCAGGGTGTACTGCTTGTCGTGCTCGGCGTTGAATTCGATGCCCATGATTGAGTTGATTGTCTGGCTCATGGTCGATGGCTGGAAGTTTCCGGGCTCTGAGAGATCGATGTCACGATACATCCCGGACATGATCTGCTTCTGGAGTTCGTGAGGGGTCATGTAAATGACGTGGGTGTATCGGTCAGCCCGACGTAGGTCCGTGGCGTTGTATGAGACATAGAACTGGTCAACGGGGACGAACTCGGAGACAGGGCGTTCCGAGGCGGGGTCATAGTAGATTTTCTTGAATGCCGAGCCTACGAGTGGGAGATGGAAGAGCATACGCTCGAATTCGTCAAAGTATTCTGGCATTACTTCGGTGAGCTGGAAGTTCATGAATGACTGGACACGTTCGGACTGGTCTTCTTTTTCAGCATTGGATTTGCCGATGATCTGGGCTTTAACAGGACCCTGTGGTGGGAAGAGTTCCTCGGAAGCCTTTGATTGGAACTTGACGGCGCTCTCGATCAGTAGGGGATGTACGGCTGTGCAGGCACCCTCGAAAGGCTCAGAGGTTGTGCTTAACTTTAGACCAAGGAGTTCGAAGCCTTTCTCGAACATGCTCTCCCATTCAGCCCGGGATTCTTTGTCTGACGTGTAAGAGTCCATGACCATGCTTCCGATTCTTTCGATCTCGGATTCATCTAGGTATTCTTCTGCCAGATTGTCCTCGAAAAAAATCTCGGGGGCTGGCTCAAAAGGAATAGCGTCTAGATCCATTTCGTCTGGGAGAATAAAATCTAGGATGTTAATAGTATCTGAGTTGTCAGGGAGTGCCATGGGTGTCCTTGGGTTGTTAAGCAGCTACTGAGTTCCAGTAGGTCTTATTGCCCCGTGGTCCCACGGGGGGTTCGTCCTCCTGATTATATGATGAATCGTACGGATGCTCAAGTCTCCATGATTCTCGCATGTAGTGGATTGCCATTGTCATGGCATCGACCTGATCATCGTGGGCGGCATTGGGGAATGATGCTGCTTCGAGTATCAGAGAATCGCCCCATGGTTTTTCCTTTGGAATCCAGATTCTTCCGCTTTCGACCAAGGGTGAAATTGCGTTGACCCTTGAGACCTTGTCTTTGTCAGGGGTGTACTCACGGATTGGGAGACCAGCACGTCGCAAGTCTTGGATCAGGGATTGACCGCTGGCTTTCTTTTCAATGATCATCACGTCTGGGGAGTGCTCGGAGTAAAGATCTTGGGCGATCATTCTTAGTTCGGGGTATTCGAATTTACCCACGACATTCGAGAGAAGGATCAGGTTACCTACATGGTGTTCCTGACCCGAAGAATCAACCTCGATAGACTCGAAGATTCCCCATGTCTGAATCACCGAGTTATCTGCCGTGCTCCGGGTGGAGAATGCGGTGTCCAAGGTCTGGATGATGAAGTCGCATTCCGGGGGATCGTCGTGTTCCCATTCTTGGAACCAAATCTTTTTCAGGAGACCACCCTCGGCAGGGACAGGGTTCTGCATGTACAAGGCTTCCCAGTAGCGGGTGCCGTTGTACTTCTTGATCTCGGTTTCATCGAGCTTCAGAGATTCTGTGGTTTTCCATTCGGGAAAATATGAGGAGCCGACAGGGAGACTGAGGATTTTTGAGGATTCTTCATCGATCCATGCAGGGATCTTGAGGACGTTCCAGTCGTCCTCGTCCGAGCTTCGGAGGAGCCAGCCACAGATGTCGTCCTCGTGATACCGGGTGTTGATGATGATAATTCCGCCGTTGGGCATCATGCGGGTTCTTAGGCCCGCAGGGTACCAGTCTTTTACATAGCGCCGCCCGGCTTCGGAGAATGCGTCTTCCTCGGACATTACGTCGTCAAGGATTGCAACATGAGCACCACGTCCAGCGATCTGGGACTTTACACCGGCGGCGAAGTAGACACCGTTCTGGTTTGTTTCCCATTTGCCTGCGGCCCTTACGTCTTTTCTGAGGGATACACCGGGGAAGATTACCGAGAATAAGGGGTCATTTACAATGTCCCTGACTGATCGACCGAAGTCGGTGGCGAGACGGTCGGAGTGAGACACGCACAGGATCTGATGGGCAGGGTGTAAACCCATGTGCCATGCTGGAAAGATCTTGGAACATAGGAGAGACTTTGATGATCGTGGTGGTAGGAAGACCATCTGCCGTTTGATCTCGCCTTCCGAGACTTTCTGTAGGGTGTCACAGATTACTTCGATGTGTTTTCCCACGACAAAGTCGGGGATGAGGATTGGGGCGATTGCCTTTGTAAATGTGAAAAAGTCTGATCTCGACTGAGATACCATCTTTTCCAGAAGGACATCACGGAGTTTTTCTTTTGTGGTTTCGTTTGTTGCTATCATGTTCGTATGGGGGATGAGTTAGTTTATCTCGTGTTTAGAAGGGGTCTGTCGATGGATCAATGTGCAGAGTTCGTTGTAGAGCGACAGATTAGACATGAAAAGATCATAGACCAAACCACGGGCAAAGTTATACTCGGGGGAGATGTTCTGAAAAACAGGTGATTGTCCGAAGACCGTGATCGCCATGCTGGTGGAAATGAAGGCATCGTTCAATAGACGTAGGCCCTCGGCTGAAAGGATGTCTTCCTGTAGTATGTGTGATCCTACTACAGGCACTGTTGAAGAGATTCCGAGGAAATCTTTGAAATCATGTAGGTCCATGCCCTCGATGTCTGTGTGTGACCGAAATGCCAAAGACACAGTGTTAGTCTTTTCCACCGTTGACAACCTTGAGTCCGACAACGTCAGCGAGCTTTGAAATGTCGGTGTCGATGTCTTCGGTCTTCATGCCGTCAAGATTGCCGACCCGGGACTCTGACCGGTCAATGAACATGCCAAGATGCTTGGCGATCTGTTCCATGCTACGGGAAGCGTTCGTGTGATCCTGTTCTGCCATGGAGCTTTTATAGATTTCGTCAAATCTGTCCAGTACCATGTCAGCGTTCCAACGCATCTTTTCCTTTGCTTCTTCCATTAGTTCGTTGATCCTTTCCTGAATCTTTGGTTGCCTGACCCACATACGTGCATGGACATCGTAGTTTGGATAACTATGATCATACCCTGACTTTATCCATGCTTCAATAGGATCTGCGGTGGCAATGTAGGCCAAGCAAAACTTTTCTTCTCGCATGGTCAGTCCGTTGCTCAGGGTGACACGGGTGATGTCCTTGTAGGAACCGTTCTGATAAAACTTTGGTCCATCCAGATCCTTTGTCTCTAGGTACTTATCATATTGTTTCAGCAATTTCTTATCCTGTTTTTTTATCTCTTGGGGGCTTTTGGGGCCTTTTACGGTGAAAATCTCTGGGTATTTTTCCGAGACCGTGGTTCCGCCGAATCGCTCACGGTAGTAAATTTCTTTTCGTATGAGACCCAGAGTAGCAGGTGCGTAGTGTTCAGAGAAATCACCGGGGTTTTTATCAGGATCGTGTGTGATCCTACGGTCACGGAGGGTTTGCTGCATCTGATGACCCGCTTTGGAATGGATAGATGCAAGTTCCTTTAGCTCAGCCAGTGTGGTCCCCTTGAACTGGAGAAGGAGATGCCTGTGTGGCTTGTTCCGTGGGGACTGAATCATAATAGGGCATAGTACCATTGACTTTGGACTCAGACCAGAGAAAATTTTTGGGGGTGGGGTAACTCAGAAAAAACATAAGGGGGGTCTTTGTAAGATGTTGTTCTACGTAAAGTCTGAAATTTTGAAATTATGTGGGGGTGGGGTGTTATAACAGAAACAGACGGGGGCATTTTTCCCCCTCCCCCTCGGGCAATGTGGGTTGGATTAGCACAGCGATTGCTTTGCTTTTACCTCGGGGAACGAAGAGGGAACAATCCGTAGAACAATCACGGGAAGAACAAAAGGGGTACGGGATTTACAGGATCATAAGGCCATGAGAAAACCTAATACCGATATTAGTTTTTATCATGCATTTGTTTCCCTGGTAGTCGTTTTTTTCTTTACGTCGTGATCAATCTATGAAATCCTGCATTCATCGGATCAATCACGATCCGGCACCGGGCGATGCCCGGCAACACTGGAGACTTAAGACCATGCATGACTTGATCGATACCTTGACGACGTTCATCAACGATGCCGTGGATGAGCGGATCGAAGCGCAGTTGGAAATGCGGTTGACATCCATCATCGAACAAGCGCTCTCGAGCGTCGAAGGCTTCGACATGATGGACCACGAAAGCGAGATCACCGCTCTCGTACATGAAGTGCTCTCCGAGGTAACGTTCTCGGTCACAATAGACTGATACACTAGGGGCCCCGGATAATCCGGGGCCCCACCTATCACCAAAGAGGAAACGAGATGACAAAGAAATGGAAAATCATAAATATCTGGGATAACCTTGTCCTTTGGGCAATGGTAGTCGGGTATGCCGCTATGTTTCTGTACATAGCGTTGCACTTCACGCTCGATATCTGCCTATAGTAGATAACCACGGGGCCTCGGAGAAATCCGGGGCTCCTCTCTTTTCGTCTGTTTTCCTTTAGTTCAGTACAAAACCTGAACATTTCCCCAGACTCCCTAGCACAATCACGGGGAGAACAAATGGGGTACAGACCCTAGCACAATCACGGGAAGAACAAAAGGGGTACGGGATTTACAGGATCATGGTGCCATGCGTTTGACGCAACCCAGCCATGCGTAACCAACATAGCTAATCTAATATTAGTGCTTGCATTCCGTCTGGGATGGTATACCTTTCAATCATCGGCACCAACCGGTGCCGACAACCACGGAGATTAAGACATGACACATTCAGAAACACCTAAAACGGTTTCGGCGACAGCCGAAGCGGTAAAGTTTAAGCTACAATTCATGTCGTTGATGCTGATGAGTGGGCGGACGGACAAGGCCGAAAAGGCTTTCGAACAAGCACAGGTTCTTTTAGACGAGGTCATCGTTAATGCCCACAAACTAGAATGCGATATCGATTATGTCGATTATGTGCTGAGTCTCTGATCACTGGGACCCCGGAGAGATCTGGGGTCCCTCTCTTTTTCTTTTCTTTTCCGCTGTTCTTAAGGACTAACCTGAACATTTCCCCAGACTCCCTACCGCAAATCTTCAAAGGAACAAACCGTGAACATCTCCGGATATAAACCATCAAGAACAAAACGTGAACAAACCGGGCACGCTTTCGCCCGGTACCTCGAAAGGTACCGGGCTGTTAGCGTGTTAGATCAGCCGAACAGTTTGGTTGCGGCTGGCCGTTCAACCTTGGGTGCTTTAGGTTCCGCACGTTCTGTTACGTGGCGCAACGTGAGGGACTTTTTAAACCCGTTGAAAGTACCTACAAGATCGGTACCTTCGGGCAGGCCCACAATCGAAACGACTGCGTTGCCGCTCAAGTTAACCCAATGACCGGCGAGGATGTCGCCCGTGGCCTTTAATGGTGCGCCCATCTCAAAAGCGGTGAGCGGAAGAGTAATAACAATATCAACAGACTTGCTCGTGCTGATAGTGTTTTCGGCTTGGGCCGCCGTGGCCTTCTGTGTAGTCATGAGAGGAAATATACAGGAAATTTTTCGAAAGTCTCATGCTTTTTTTGCATAGCTGGGTTGCGTCAGACGCATGGCTTATTGTATTGACTGTGACATTTATATTACAATGAGAATGATTCTTAATTACAATGAGAATAGTTCTTAATTACAATGAGAATAGTTCTTAATTACAATGAGAATGATTCTTAATTACAATGAGAATAGTTCTTAATTACAATTATATATATATATCTATATGATTTTATAATGAACATTTATTGTTTTATTAGCAGACTAACCTGAACATGTCCCCAGAACATACCGTGAACAAACTTTGATCATGGTGTTTAAGAACAAACCGTGAACATATCCCATGTTGTGGAACAAACCGTGAACAAACTTTGATAAAACTCGGGGAACAAAAGGTGAACATCCTGTTTAACTTGGAACAAACCGTGAACAATCCCCGGATAAACATATGAGAACATGACAAGAACATACATTAGTTTTTCTATTGACTGTGATATTAAAGTAACACCAATGGTCAGAGCCTTAGTCAACCTTGGTTGCCCAGAAAAAAACCTCTTGACTGTGTGGTTTTTGCCACGGTGCCGGGAAAAACCCTGCAAAAACAACGGGTTACGAGAGGGTTGACAAGGTGCCGTAGGGTTGCCAGACTTGGCCCATCGAAACCAGCCTTGTCACCTAGATATATAATAATCTTATATCTGATTAAACAAGGTTTAGAATAACTAACTCTTTGGAGATCAGTAATATGGAATACTGCATCATCTTTGATTGCGAACAATGCGAAGGGACCGGGGAATACACGGTTCGACGTGGATCTGTGAATCGTAATGGTCCATGGATTTCGGATTGTTTAGTACCCTGCACTAAATGCGGTGGACATGGGGAAGGCGGCATGTACAATGTTAATGCCGGACTTTATGAATCAATTAAGGACGTGGCCAAAGATTATCCCCAGTATCGTACTATCGAAATACAATACCCCGAATTACCCGGCTATGTTATTAAATATGGGAAACACTAATCATGACAACACTTAAAGTTCTCAAAGAGTATGTGGGATCTGACCTTGGTCGTCCCAGTAAGATGCCGGGATATGCATGGGGTATCAGTGCTCTATTGTGTAAGACCGGGAGTAACCTTGCTAAGATCAAGGGTTCTGTGTGTCACAAGTGCTATGCACTCCGTGGTAATTACCTATATGAATCCGTAGTAACGTCCCATAATAACCGGATCAATGGTTATGACCGGGACAATGTTGGATGGCGCAACGCTATGATTGAGCTAATCAGGAAACGTATCCCACAAGATTCCGCAGAAGAATCTAAGTATTTCCGGATCTTTGATGCCGGAGATATTCAGAGTGTCCAGATGTTACGTGACTGGATCTTTATCGCTACCCAGTTACCCGATATTAAGTTCTGGCTTCCGACAAAAGAATATCGGATTATCAGAGCTTTCAATGAGCCTATCCCTGACAACATGGTAGTCCGGGTATCTTCGCCTAACATAGACCAGCCACCATTGTCCTATGCGAGGCCTTACGAAAAGTTCACACATACTTCCACGGTTCACAGTTCTACAGAGCCTGTAGGATTTACATGTGAAGCCTATACACGAGGCGGTAAGTGTGATACATGTCGTGCTTGTTGGGATCATGAGATTCCCAACATTTCTTATCCGAAACACTAATAGGGGTTATTGTTACCATGGAATACGAAATCAAAAACAGATTTACAGGCGACATTCAATTTTCCGTTGAGGCGGATAGTATGGGAGATGCGCTAAAGATCGCAATCAAAGAGGGTGCCGATCTAAGGGGTGCCGATCTGTATGGTGCCAATCTGATCCATGCCAATCTAAAGGATGCCAATCTAAAGGGTGCCAATCTAAAGGGTGCCAATCTAAACGGTGCCAGTCTGTACGGTACCAATCTGAGCCATGCCAATCTAAATGGTGCCAATCTGTTTTGTGCCAATCTGTTTTGTGCCAATCTAAACGGTGCCAGTCTGTACGGTACCAATCTGACCTATGCCAATCTGTTTAATGTTGATCTGACTGGTGCCAATCTGTATGGTGCCAATCTGTATGGTGCCAATCTAAAGAATGCCACTCTGTTTGGTGCCAATCTGAGCCATACCAGTCTGACCGGTGCCATTCTGGAAGGTGCCAATCTAGTTAATGTCAAACTAGATGGTGCTAATCAGAGTGATACCAATATGACTTAGATGTTACCTGATCCACTATAGTTCTCATCTGAAACACTGACAGGAGTTAATAATATCATGAGTGTAATCGATCTCGATTTCGAACCCGTTGTCCATAACAT